CGAGCATCACCTCCTCCACCCGCGCCACGAGGTCGTCGCGCGCGTACGCGGCGGCGAGCGGCCCCTCCATCGAGAACGTCCAGCAGAGCAGCGTGTAGATCAGGTGGTAGTCCACGCGCCGCTTGTTCATGTACTGGTTGGGTGCCGGCGTGCGCCGCTCGAAGTAGATTGCCACAACCGGCTGCGACTCGTTCGCGATGATCACCTCGTCCTCTACAAGCACCGTGACGCCGTCGAGCCTAGCGTCGAGGTGCTCGCCCAACTGCTTTTCAATTTCGACGTAACTAACCTGGGCCATACTTCAGCATCCGCTTGACGTGCTCGTTCGCCGCCGCCTTCGCGATCTCCTTCGCCGTCGCGGCGCGCGGCAGGATCGGTCGGGCAGGGAGGCCCGGATGTCGCACGAACGGCGCGAACGCGCGGCCCGCCGCCGTGACGAACGAGAGCACCTTCGCCTGCACCGGCCGGATGACGTAGGGGCGCGTGCCGTAGTGATGCCACGCGGCCTTCGCATCGTCCGATCCGACTTGCACCCGCGCACCCGGAATCACTTGGTAGTCGATGCTTTCCATCAGCGCCCCGGTGAGAAACAGTGGGCGAGAGTGGCCTTTCGCAGCGATGGTATTCTTCGACAGCGGACGCCAACCGCCTACGCCGGCTCCGCGCGTCGAGAACAGCCGGCGCGAAAAGCGCACCTGCGCCTCGCCGATCGCCTCCAGCATCGGCGTCACCTTCACCGCGGCCTCCAGCTTCTGGAGCTTGCGCGACGCGCCGCGCGCGTCGACCGTCATGCGCAGGTTCATCGGCACGTCAGTCGCGCCTCCCCTCCAGGTCGTCCAGCTTGTCCTCGTCGATGATCGACATCAGATCCCCGTCCTCGCCGAATGTCGGCGTGTACCCCTGCGTGTTCGACCACGCGATGTCCGACCCGGCGCTCGGCACCACGATCGTGCCGCCGGAGTCGACGAGCTGGATCTCGCCGTCCGCGAGCTTCTCCAGCAGCTCCATCGCCTCCTTGTACCGATCCGGCCACTCGGAGTCGTTCTGCTGCTCGCCGGAGAAGAAGCGCCGCATCAGGCGGTAGAGCGTCAGGTCGCAGCAGATCGTCGTGAGCAGCGGCGGCGACGGCGTGATCGGGACCGTGACCGAGTCCGCCCGGACCGTGGCCGTGAAGATCTGGAGGCTCGTGATGGTCGAGATGCTGCCGACCTGCGGCAGCGTGTTGACCACCTCGGTGATCGTCGCGTACGGCATCTCAGTAGTACTCCTGCTCGAACTTCTCGACCTTCTGCTTGACGTGGAACGTGACCGCCTTCATCAGGTCTTCGACGTTGGCAAACCGGTAGAACGACGTGCCGTTCACCTGCGGCTCCTTGTCGAGGTCCGCCTCGAACTGCCACGCCACCTCGAACCCCTCACCGAGCACCTTCAGCGCCTCGGAGTAGTACTGGACCGAGTCGGTGTTGGTGAACCCCGGCTTGCCGAGGAAGTGCTCCTGGAACAGCGCGACCGTCTCGCGGCAGGTGCGCCGGATCTCGTCGTCCACGCGCCCGCCGTTCTGGCTCAGCGCGTAGCGGACGAGGTGGATGTTGTCGCGCATCAGCATGTGCTTCGACAGCAGGCGGTCCGGGTTGCGTTCCTGGTCCATCTTCAGCAGCGGCCAGTTGCGCAGGAAGCGGCGCTGGCGCACGTCCTCGTTCAGGTAGCCGGCGTGCGCGATGTGGATGTCGGAGAGCACCACGACCTGCCCCGGCCCCTTGTTCATACCCAGCTCGGGGTGCTCGTGGATCGAACCGAAGAACCGCATCACGTCCCCGCCGAGCGGCCGGCGGCGGAACAGGCGCACCGGCATGTCGGGTTGGAACGTCGTGTCGACCGCGAAGTGGTGCTGCCGGATGCCGTACCCGTGGTAGCAGTTCTCGCGCAGGTACTTCCAGACGTTCTGCACGCCGATCAGCTTCTCGTCGGTGTCGATCCAGAGGTACCAGTCCATCCGCGCGCGGTCGAGCACCGCGTTCCGCGCCACGTCGAAGCCGTGCTCGCGCGGGTTCGGCGCGTCGAACACCTGCACGCGCTCCTTCCACCGCCACAGCGGGTTCTCGTGGTCGAGCATGTCGATCACATCCCGCAGCGACTGCCCCATGCCGGTGTCGCCGATCAGGATCTCGTCCGCCACGTGGTAGATCGAGCGCAGCGTCCACGCGATCGTCTCCTCGCAACCGGGGCCGGCGATCAGGCCGGCGGTGACGGACTGCCGCGGCTTGCAGAGCCATAGCTTGCGCTGTACGTCGATCGGCCGAACGTCCTCGTGGTCCGCCTCGTACGTCACGATCCACCAGCCGAGCGGTTCGCCGCTGTGCTGGCTGTCGCCGTAGTAGTACGAGTCTATCTTGAGCTTCGACTTCCCGCCGAACATCTCGGTGAGGTCGTGCCGGTCGAAGTGCCAGATGTGGCAGCGGTTTCGGTACGTGTGGTAGCTGTCGTACTCCCACGGGCCGAACGGCACCGTGACGTGGACCCGCCCGCCTTTGCGCGCGAACCGCTCGACGCGCGACGCGAGCACCCACGGCTCCTTGACGTGTTCCAGGATCTCCTGCATCAGCACGCAGTCCGCGGCGCCCTGGAGCTGTTCGTCGCCGGGCGCGGGGTTCATCACGTCGAGTACTTGGAACTGTACGCGTTCGCCGAGGTCGCGTTCCTTCGCCCAGTTCGCGCCCATCGCGATGCCGTACTTGTCGATGTCCAGTCCGAGCACGACCAGCTCCGGGAACCGCATCGCGATGTTCACCGCGTAGGCGCCGTGCGCGCAGCCGTAGTCGACCACGCTGCGGGCCGGTCGCGGAAGAAGTGCTCCAAGATCTTGAACCGCGGCTCGTCTACGCAGGTCGTGACGTCCAGCCCGCCGTGATCCTGCCCGATCGCCTCGTACTGCTTGCGGAACCCGTCCGGCTCGTCGACGAACGCGAACGGATAGAGCAGTCTCCGCGCCTCCGCAGCCTCTTCCGACGCGTCGCCCGCAATGAGTGCCTTCGCGGCCATGATGTCGGACGTGCGCCAGAGGTGCTGGATCATCGTCCTGCGGTTCGAGGAACGCTCGCGCAGCTCGCGCTCGAACGCCTCCAGCCAGTCCTTCGCCACCCCGGACCAGTCGAGCAGCGAGGCGCGCTCGCGCCCGGCTGCGACCATCCTGTCGCGCAGCGCGTCGTCGGAGGTCACCTGGAGGATGCGGTCCACGATCGCGTCCGCGTCCGGCCGGCCCTCGGTGAGCGGCACCAGCAGCTCCCCGCACGGCTCGCCGACCGTCTCGCGAAGCGCGCCGCAGTCGGAGGCCACGAACGGCAGGCCCGCTGCCATGCACTCCATCGCGGTGATGCAGGAGATCTCGCGGAACTTCGGCGACTTCGGCGACGGCGTCGGGTACACGTAGCACCCCGCGCCCATGTACTCGCGGTAGAGGTCGCGCTTGACGAGGGGCGGCAGCTTCCTCACGCGGTCGCCGAGCTTGGCCGCCATCCGGTCGCAGTCCTGGTAGAAGTCCGCGAGGTGCGGTACCGGGTTCTCGTACCCGCCGAGCAGCAGCTCGAACGTCGAGTCCTTCGCGAGCAGCCGCGGCATCACTTCGGAGAGCAGCACGTCAAGGCCGCGCTCGGGCCGCGAGACGTAGATCAGGCGCTTCGGGTTGCGCTCGAAGCTGCCCGTTGCGTCGTACTGGAGATCGTGCGCCTTCGCGTACTGCCCTCGCATGAACTCGGACAGCACCATCACCTTGTCGATGTTCCACGCAACGGAACGGAACATCTGCGCCTGCCGACCGTGCGCGAGGTCGTGGCACCAGAGGTAGTTGAGCTTGGAGTTAGCTCGCGACGAGAACAGCTCCGGCACGCGCTGAACGATCGCCACGTCGTGCGGCACGGACTTGTACTTCTGCCATACGTGAAGTGGCAGGTACCGCGCACCCTCCGGGTCCTGTCCCGGATTATCGGTGTTGCAGAACACCGTGACGCGCGCGCCCTCCCTCGACAGGGCCTTTGCCATGTAGATCGCGGCCGACTCGCTGCCGCCGAGCGACCGCTTCTCCAGCGTCTCGCCGTCGAAGGGCAGTCCAGGGACCACCAGCGCGATGTCGAAGTCCTTGTAGCTCATACCTCACCTCTCCGTGTTCTTATGACGTTGAACGTGAACCGCTTGACGAATGGGTACGTGGTGCTGCCGACCGTTTTCTCTGCCCGCCACTCGCCGACGTAAACGCCCTCGGCGGACATGGTCTGCATCGCGTAGTAGGCGAGCGTGCTGCTCTGCTGCGCGGTCTGGCTCTGCACCAGCGTCGCGCCCTCGCTGTCCGAGTACATCGCAAAGGATGGTGCTGAGTTCGGCACCACCGAACAGACGAACGTGAACTGGAGCGAGTCGCCGAGTTCCAGCGTCTCACGCATCGAGCTTCCCTCCGCGTAGGATCAACTCCGCCGCCGCAACCGTTCCGATCAGTGCGCGCACCTGCTGCTCGATCATCGCCGCGCGCT